AGCTTAGCTAAGCTCTTGATTATTAAGGGATTCTTTAATTTCGTTGATATGTTTGCATTTTGAATGGTATTTGAAACCAATACAGGTACAGGAAAACTCTTGGCCGTTGCGAATTACTTGGTATTGGCCGCCTTTACCTTTTACAATATAAGATTGAATGTCAACCGAATTGCCTGATAGGTATTTGATGTCCACCACTTTGCCTAGGTTGATAACCGATAGGCGATTGGATTGAACGGCAAAAGAATCAGCTGAAGTGCCTTTGGGCGCTACGATGACCTTGCCTTTGGTTGTAACATATTGATAGCCGTCTTTATCGGCAAAAAATGTATTGGTTTGGTAACGGGTTGTTACCTCTATAACTGAATCTATTTTAGGCATTTTTATCATGTGTCCATGCTAACACAAAAATGCCGTTTTGTCAAGGGCTGCTAAGCTCTTGATTTGAAAAGGATATTATCCTTTGAGTAGGGATTGCTTGCCTTCTTCCTGCAATTCTTCTTCAAATTCGGCAAGTTTTAGGCGATTTAGTTCGTTTTCTAATTCTATTTTTTGATTATCAAGCGCAATCAATCGGTTTGATACTTCAACTATTTTTCTTTTTAATTCTGTTTGATATGTCATTTTAATTCCTCATATAATTTATCAGCTAGTTTGAATTGAATCATTTCATTGGCTGTCAACCATACATCGGTTGGCGGTAATAACATTTTCTTAATCTCGTTTTTATCAAGGTCACACGCTTCAGATAAAATATCAACCATATTCTGACCATTTCTTTCAGATTCTTTATAATAAGAATTGATGTCGTGGTGTTTACCTTCAATCTCTGTTGATAATTGATGACATAGTATGCTTGATGTTTTGGTAATATATCTTTCACCTTTGCTACCAGAAACGAAAATTAAAAAACCAGCCGACATGACCGAACCAATACCAATAGTTCGTATCTTTCGTTTAGATTTCTTCATTATTTCAATTAAGGCAAAAGCATCTAATAGAGAACCACCATGTGAATTAATATAGAGTGTTAATGGCGTTTTCGTGCTAAGAGTGTTTTCATAAACAATCCATTTAATAATTCTTTTGGTAGATTCATAATCAATCTCACCAACCAAAAAGTTTGTGCTGGTCTGTAATAGTCCAGAATCTATCTTTTCTTCAATATTAATTGGATTTACTCTTTTAACCATGTTTGTGCCATTCATATGCTGTGTTTAAGATTGAAACTATATCGTATTTTGGTGTATATTTCAAAATATGTGTGGCCTTTTTGGTGTCTGCAATTAAACTCATAGCATCACCTTCTCGTCTAGGGTTTGATTTATAATTAATAGTTTTACCTGCCACATTTTCAAGTTCTTTGATAACTTCTAAAATAGTATGGCCATATCCTGTGCCTAGATTAAATATGTCCGATTTACCACCATTCTCCAAGTATTTAGCAGCATCAAGGTGAGCTTCAGCAATATCGGTTACATGGACATAATCTCTTACACAAGTGCCGTCTTTTGTATTGTAATCTGTTCCATAAATCTCAATATTGTCCATGTTTAGAATCAGTCTTGGTATTAAGTGTGTTTCGGGTTCATGTGATTCACCAAACTCACCTTCTGGATCCGCACCGGTCAAATTAAAGAAACGGAAAATAACATAATTTAATTTTGAGGCCAAATCAAATTTGATATGATGAAATAATGATTCTAACAGTTCACGGTCACGAATATCACCATAGTGCATAATATCAATATAATGATTCATTGTGTGGCGTTTATGGCCAAATCCAACAACTTTCCACCCAGCCTGTTTGAATGTTTTTGCTAAATGTGAACCAAGATAACCAGCTGCGCCTGTAATCAAAACTGTTTTCATTTAAGCTTCTTTCATAATAATTGAAACGCCGGGAGCTACTTGCATCAATTCTTTTTTATCTAACCATGGATACTTATCACCATATTTAGCATGAGTTTCTTTGTTACCTTGCTCAAAGAATTCTTTTGTGACTGAATTTTCATTACCATCAAGTCTATAATTTACGGTGTATGTATTTGTGCAATCAAATTTAGGATAGTGTTTCTTTATCGCACCAAAAAACTGACGGTCGGCACCCCATTGGCCATACCATGCGTGTCTCCTCATCTAGGTAGCAAATAACATCTGCATTAACTAAAAAGGAACAAGCTGCATATACACGATGACCATACCAACCCTTACCTACATTTTCATCTAGGTGTATCTGTTTAATGTTTGGAATATTATTCACATAGGATGGAATTTTAACATCCATTCCATCTCTAAACAAATATGTGGTGGTGTCTTTATGTGTTTGGTTTGAAACACTCTCTAAACATTCTTCTAAATGTTGAGAACCGATTGTTGGGATAACAACAGCTACTTTCATATTAACCCAAATCTAAATCAGGAAATGCTTCTGAAACAATCTTCTTTGTGAGTAATGGAATGCCCAAATCTTTCTTCAATAAATTTACCAGTAATGCAGCTTCATCTTTGTGAAGTGATTCTAAAACAACAAGCAATAATCTTTTTTGTTTCTCTGATGTTAATTGTGTGGGTCTGCTTGGATGTCCTACAATAAAGCGATACATCTTACTCATTTCAAGATCCAAATATGTAAAATTCAAACCGGCAGGTTCAATAGCTGGTCTGTATTCAGGAACCTCAACATCAAATTTGATATTTTTATTGAAAGCGAATTGTAGAAAATCACGGAACCTTTTGTGGTCGTATTTTCTTAATAAAGCGATTTGGTCTTTTTTGTCGGTTAGGGTTTGATATTCTTCAAATATTTCAGAATATAGTTTTTCAGCACTCATTGTTCATCCTTAAAATTCGTCAATTACCTCAAGTAGGTTCTTTAGACGGTTCGCTATCATATAATTCATAAACTCTTGCTTTGTATGACCTTTAGCTTCTTCATAACTATGTAGTATTGTTTCTTTGAGAGTTTCAGGTATTTTTGTTAGGTCAATCAACATCTCATTACGAGCATAATTGCGTAACATTTCTTCATTACAAAATTCTTTAGGTGGTTGATTTAACCAATTAATAATCTTTGCTTCAGTAATCGGTTTCTGACGGCCGCCATCTACAAACACATTATCTTGGGTAAGAATATTTGGAATACCATCACCCTTATCACCACGAATGATAAGTTGTTTTAATTGAACCAAAGGTAAAGGTTCTTTGATAGCTCTTTTTAGAATTGGTGAAAACTGGTCAACATTAGGATATCTTTGCAATTGTGCAAAGTCTTTATCACTTGAAAGAATCATAACTTTTTGTGTAGATGAAAATTTAGTAGCTAATACTGCAATAATATCATCAGCTTCACAAGTATCAACATCAAGCACTTTATAAGGTGAATGGTCTTTTAGTTCTTGTTTGATTTTGCCTAAGCAGTCAAAGATGGTTGTCCAATCGTGACCAGAGCAACCTGGTTAAAGTCAAATATAATCATAGTGTAACCATTATACTACAAAGTTTTCTAAAAATGAGGCAATTAATCATCCGATGTTGGGAAAGGCCAACCATCATCATCTTTTAATTCGGTAATCGGGTCATCTGAATCATGTTCTTCACTACCAAACCATTTTCTTTCTAATTCAAATATGAGTGAAGTAATATAATCATAATCCAATTCGGTACTATTGTTATCTTCAAAAGGAATCACATCAACATCACCGGTGTTAGCATCATACCAACAGTAAATACACACTTCTTCTTTTGGTCTATGCACCAAAGCCCAAGGTGTTTGTTCGTGTGGTGGAAATTCTGTTAAATCTAATGAATCACGATGTATAAAGACCGCATATGATTCATTATCAAGGTCTGCTGTACCATCATCATTTTCACCATAACCATCAAATATGATTTTAATTCCCGGTATCGTGTCACCTGATTCATCGCCTGGCCTTAAATTGCCATTTGCTGGGTCATCATCTAATGTTTCACGAAAGTCATGCACCCATCTTTCAATAATTGGTGAATAATCACGGTCATCATTATAGTAAATTGTCATTTAGTTATCCTTAATAGAATTGTATCTGTGTTCAATCGTCCATTTAATGTGGATGCCACGGCTTTAATTTCATCAAGCGCTGTTCTTAAATATACTTTACCACCCTTTAACACTTCTGGTAGAGTGACTTCAGGTTTGCGTAACTTTTTCTGTGTTGATTTAATTTCATTGAAGTTTATAATTGTAGAACCCTTAACTGATAAACCAGAAGCATCTTCGGCATTATAACAACCTAATTTGCGGCTCTTCGTATTATAAACCCACAATTGTAATGCACCAATAATATCTTTTGGTGTTACCGATTCTAATTTCAATTCCTCATGTTTATCTAGGTATTTTAATTTTGACACTAATTGTTCAGGAGATTTTTGTTTGCGTTGTCGTGGTTTGCGTGACTTATTGGATTCATTCACCACTTTCATAGCATCTGTAATTACAGAATCACAGAAACCGATTATCTTTTTAATCTCTGTTTTGGAGAAGTTGGAATAACCTTCCTTGATGAGTTCGTCTTCGGTTGTTAGTGCATTATCATATTCAGCACGGATGCGTTTCCAATGTTCCAAAATGCGATTGGTATGGACACCTTTGATATTAAGAGTGTGCATAATACCATAAGGTTTAGGATTCGTTGTGAATTTAGATAGAATATATTCGTCTAGGAGTCCTTCAAGTTCTCCAATACATTCTGAAGCTTTTTCTCTGATTCGGTCTTGTATATTCGGCTGCACGGGCTTGTCATCCACCACCACATCAACTTTAGGTTTTGCCAAATCATCTTTAATTTTAGCAATAGTGTCATTAAACCAAACTTTATCTTTTTCACTTAAAATGCCTCCATTGTTTAATATACGGCAAACAAAACCAAAAGTTACAGGATAATTTTTAATAACATCCTCAACATTCAGTTTATAGTTCTTTTTGAAGTAATCGTTAGCATACTTCATCGCTTCTCTGGTATCTTTGTTTTGAGTATACCAGTTAAGTGTAGTAGCTATCTCAAGTTTAGATAATTCTCTATCAAACTTTGGTTCGTGACCAGTCATTACAACATTGGAATCGGTTATTCTTACCATTCACAGCCTCATAAAAATATTACAAATTTAATGGTATCTATCCAACTTTTATTTGAAAATACCAAGTTTGCCAGATAAGCTTATCATAAATAGAAAGGAATGTCAAGTATTTTTTAGGAATTATCATGGACTTTTTCAGTTTAGTAGCCGAAGTTGGTTTCCCAATTGCCTCAGCTTTAGCTGGTGGATATTTCGTATTTTTAACATTAAAGTTTAT